AAAAAAAATCTTATTTTCTATAAAATATCCAATTAAAAAAATTTTTCGTACTCTGTTTTAATAATAAAGAACTAGATTTATTAATTTTTTCCCACGATAGATCTGTATCACAATGTGTATCACAATGTGTATCACAATGTGTATCACAATGTGTATCTAATGGATTTCTTATTATATGTTCTTTCATTTTCTCATTTTTTATATATACGTTTTCTCTACAATTGATAATATCACTTATAGTGTTATCATTACTATTATCATCACCTTTATTATAAATCATATCATTCAAAGAATATATTTTAATAAAATCATGAATTTCTTTTATATTACATCTTTCAATGTAATTTATACATAACATTTTATAAATTAATTCACGAAAAATCGTTTTTAATACACCTCTTCTGTTAATCTTTTTATCTATTACCTTTTGAATATTATCCAATTTGTAAAAATTTTCTAAATCCGTAACTGTTTTGATATTTGAAAAAGGTAATAAATTAAACATCAATTCATATAAACATATACCAAAACTCCAAATGTCTATTTTTTTATCATATAAATTACTTTTTTTTATTTTTCTCTCATTTACATTTATTATATTGTCCATATCATTCATATTTAGTATTATCTCTGGAGCCATATAATACGGAGTTCCACATAGTTTGTAATATTTCTTACACAAAAAATCTTTTATATTAATATCTTTCATATTCATATTACATAAATCATAACAAGCAAATCCAAAATCTGATAATTTAAATTCAACATTATTTCCATTGTATTTTATCAAGACATTATGCAATTTTATATCACGATGTATAATATTTTTTGTATGAATATAACTTAAACCATTTGTTATTTGAACTAAAAATTCATACATGAACATATTTGTAAACCCACCACATTCATTCCGGTATTTCACACTATTATCACTTTTTAAAAAATCATAAACATCACCTCCATCACAATATTCCATTCTTAAATAATAAATACCATCATATTTGGTATAACCATAAAATTTTATAATATTAGGATGGTCCAATATTGATAATACCTGAATCTCACTTTCTATCAACTGTTCCAATCTACTAAAATAATATTCATGTTGAGTATTAACCATTTCATCTCTTACACCATAAGGTGTTATATTTACATCTATATTATCATTTTCAACTTTGTTATTTTTTCTAATTGTTCTAGAACCAGAATGTCTTGAAATATAATTCTTTACCAACTCATTTATATTTATTTCTTTTATAATAAACAAATCATCTTTATCAACATCACTCATACATAAAGGATTTTCATATTTACACAAATATACATTTGAAAACGAACCTTTTCCTATATGCTTTATTACTTCATAATCATCAATAACGCTCATATTCACTCTAATATTATTTATGAAAATAAAATTATATTATATACAATTTTATTATCTATTAAGAACCATATCTGTTGATCGTTTGATTAACGTCAGAAAGCTTTTATATATACGGGAAAGCTGCATCATATACTATAATCTACATATATTATAATCTACATATATTATAATCTACATATATTATAATCTACATATATTATAATCTACATATATTATAATCTAAAAAACAAGGCGACTACAATAAAAATAACAATAATCAAAATTACATTTTCCCATTTACATAAACTAGTTAAAATTAAATATATTCTTAACTAATTGATGATGTTATACATTATTTTTAAAATAATCAATACCCGCCTTGTATCCTATATTTATTAAATGTTCCTTTTCATCATTTCCTAAATGAAAGTTTATAAAATCACTGTCAGAACCATCTATTGCTATTATATGTTGTAAATAATTATGAGATAATGTTGTATATCTTTCTCTTTTTGCTAAAAAACAGCCAAATACATTTACAGCAAAACTTTCAAAAGAATTTATCTCTTTTGTTATATTATCATTTAATTCTCCATTTGTTATCATTTTTATACCTAATACATTATCTAAACAATCGTCGTATATATTTATAGGAAAATTATTAATTAGCCCACCATCAACATAATATTCGTCATTATATTTTTCAGCTGAAAACATAAAAGGAACACTTATCGACATTCTTATTGCCTTGATTACTCTTAAATTCGGATTACTTTTATAATCAAAAATATGTAAACAATATTTATTCACATTTGAGGTAACTACTTTAAAATTTATACCAGTTTTTAACCATAATTGTTTTAATGTTATATTTACACTAAAACCTTTTTTCAATAATAAATTTTCAATCCATTTCATAAAACTTTTACCATCATCTAAACCATATTTAGTTAAAAAATTCTTGAGTTTTAATTTTTTTAATTCATTAAAATCAACATTCATAATTTCTGTATACAATTCATCATATGTATACCCTAATATATAACATAACCCAAATACACTTCCTATAGACACACCACATACCTCATTTATATTAAAATCAACAGTTTTATTTAAAACGACTTCTTCAAAACACTTTACCACACCTATATAACATATACCCTTTGTACCACCACCACTAAAAATTAATTTATTAATCTCCTTCATATTTAACAACAAATAAAATAAAATCACAAATTATACAATTTTATTACAAAAAACACTTTAAAAAATTTTACAAAACAATATAATTGATCAATTACGATACAATTTTACAAAAATCCATTTTTGATATATCACTTACTTTATATGTCACTTCTGAAAAATCGTCATCGTTTTTATATATTTTTAAATAATGTTCACGAATATTATTTTTACCTAAATAATCTTGTAAATAAATAAAGAAATATTCCATGTGTTTTTGTCTATCAAAATAAAAACAAAACTTCCTAATCTCATCTGTGATATCAATTAACATTTTATCATTTTCATCATTTATACTTGCGTACACAATCTTGTTTTTCTTTAAAATATGGTTAGAATAATCATTTTTTAATTCAACCAACTCATTGTACAAATCTTGATTTGTGTCTGAAACAAGTAACATTTTATAATCTTTATCTTTATATATAATATCATATTCTACATAGATCTTTTTTTCAATAACTCGAATATTCTTCCTTAATAATTCATCATCGCGTACTTTTTTAAATAGTCTGAAATAAACATCAAATAAAAAAAATACAATATTTACAAAGTTATAATAAACTATTACAATAATTATTCCTAACAAATACAAATACATTTTGATTTAAAAGTTATAAAAATATAATTTTAAACCGTATTAATTTATATTTATGGATTTCTTTCAATTTTTAAAAAACTCATCTGAATCAAATACAGCAACAAAAAGAGATAAACAAACCAAGCAGAAAATAGATAAACAAAACGTTAATTTAAATACGAATGCTAATACTACCTTTAAAACTGCAACTGCAACTACAACAGAAAAACAAACAGATAATGTAGCACTTTATAAAAAGATTAAAAAGGGAGATTTTGTAAAAATTATACATCTAAAAAATAGTTATTTAAATGCATACAAAGGCTATAATGGAGAAATAAGAGATTATAAATATGGTCAAGATGAAGCTATGATTTTTTTACACTGTATCAATTCACAAACGTTTGTGAAATTCCCTTTAGAACATTTTATTTTAAACAATTCTTAATTATATTTTATCATTTTATCTTTATTTGAAAACAAACGATTTAAAACAATACTCATATTGTTCATTTTTTGATGCGTTTCTTTTGTAGAATTATATACAGCATATAAACAAGATTTTATACTAGGATTTTTATTCAATAAAGCTAAACAAACATTACTTGTACACGAATTTGTTTTAAATTTACCATTACCAATATATAAAAACCATACCTCATTACTACCTTTTAATTTTAACTCGTCAAACATTTCATTCAAAATAGAAATACCTGTATGAATAATATCTTCACCGCGATTATAATTAGATTGTTTATTTGCAGTATATTCGACACATTTATTAATATGGTAATCTTTTGTATACAATTTAAAGTCTATATTATCAAGTATATATGAGTGATCTACATCATCATCAAGGCAATAATACAAATCTAATTTATTTAGTATATTCTGTTTTTGTAAAGTTAAATTATTTATTTTATCTTTTAAATACATTAAAGACATATTATATTAGTTTGTATAGTTTTTTTTAATATTTTTCAACCATAAACTTAATTTTTTTTTTAATTAGTATATTATAAATATGGATAAAAGTATTGATTATTCGAAATATCACTCTACATCAGGGTTGTCCACAAAAGCGTGGGGTCCAGGTGGGTGGTATTTTTTATTTTCTTGTATAATGGGGGGATATCCTGTTAGAATTGACAAACGTAAAAAGGAACATCGTTTAATACAACTTCATTTTAAAAACTTACTAATGAGTCTTGCTTATACTATGCCTTGTATTTTCTGTAGAGAATCTTTTAAAACGTTTTGCAAAGAGTTACCTATAAATAAATATATGATTGGTAGAATTGAATTAATGTATTGGCTATACAAAATAAGAAATAAAGTTAATCAAAAATTAATTGTTCAAGAATTAAAATGTTATAATGATGAAAAACGTCGTTTAAAAAAGTTGTATCGCAAAAATGAAATATCCGAAATTGAATATTATGAAAAATTAAAACAGTTTAAAGAAAAAACTTTTATTACAAAAAAATCACCAAAGTTTAAAGAAGTTCTTGATAAATATGAAAGTATAAGAGCAGTGTGTTCAAAAAAGGCCAAAACTTGTGCTTTACCTAATAAAAAAAATTAATTATTACAATAAAATTATAATTAATTTTTACTACATTCTTACTTTTTAATTAAACTCCTATTTCAAAAAAACGTCTCATTTGAGCAGGACTTTGTTCATAACTACTTTGATTCCATGGTCCAATACTTTCTTTTGGAATTGGTGGCAAAGATCTTATATCGTGATATGGAATCTTATTAGATTGCATTACTGTATTAATACCAACGTGATACCCACTAATTAAAAAGTTTTGTTCTTTTAACAATTGTGTTACTGGATTTTCTTTGGCGAATTCATTTTCAGCATCGTATTTAGGAAGTAAATCTTCTGGTACAACTTTATCAGTACCAGCAACAATTTCATCTACGTGTTTCTTTTCATCATCTGCAGTAACTGGAGCTTGATCTACTTTTTCTATAACTGGTTGTACAACCTGTTCTATTTTTTGATCAGTGTTTTCTAAATGTTCTGGTGTCATATAGTTTTCCATAGATTCAGGATTTTTTACATATGTTATAAACAAATAAACAGCAACTAAAATCAGTGCGATTTTAATCATATCATTTGATTGTATAAACTTCCAAATATTGGCTATCATCTTTTTGTTTTAATATAGTATAATAAAATAAATTTTAATTTTGAAAATTAAAAAAAAACACTACAATTTAAAAATAAAACAAATTGTTCCTTATATCATTTATGTATAATTATCAAGAATCTCAATCTTTTAATATACTTGATTCAGAATCAACCTTTGATAACATTGAAAACTTTATATCATTATATTCAACAAATATTTTGTCATTACGTGAAGAACTGGAACGTTTATATCATTATTCTTCACCTTTTTTCTTGTGTAAAATGCAATTTCACCACCTTGTTGACTTTTTTGTAAAAGAATTGTTTGAAAAAACATATACGACCACAACAAACCCACTTTTTATTTCTTTTTATATTACAGAATTACAAATTTCTTATAATGTTGTTCAATATTTTCTTAAAAAACATTTTAGACATAATTTATCTGTACAAAACTGGGAATATTTTTGTTATATTATGACTGATTTATACGAAATACGCGATTAATTTATAAAAAAAATTTTTTTGTTATAAATAATGATATTGTCCATTGATATAGGAATTAAGAATCTATCATTATGTTGTATGAATTCTTTAGAAGAAAATTTATATAACATACATTTATGGGATGTATTTAATACATTGGATACAGAAGATTATCAATGTCAAGCTTTAAAAAAGAATAGTGAAAAATGTGGTAAAACTTGTACATATAAATATAAAAAACAAGATGAATTAATATACAGTTGCAAAACACATTTTCCTAAAGATATTACCATTAAAAATGAAAATATATACAAGAAAAAATTAGTTGATAGTTATTTATTACAAGATATTGCAAAAATTGTATTAACTAAATTACAATCTATATACGATGAAAACAAAGAGTTATTTACTAGTATAACATCAATTATCATAGAATTACAACCCAAAATAAACCAAAAGATGAAATTTATTTCTCATATTATTTACGGTAAATTAGTTGAATTATATTACGATACAAAAACGACAATACGATTTGTTAGAGCAGCAAATAAATTAAAAGCATATACTGGACCACAATTAGAATGTAAATTAAAAGGTGATTATGCAAAACGCAAATGGTTAAGCGTTCAATATACAAATTGGTTCTTGGAGAATAAGGTATCACAACAAGAAAAAGAAAAATGGATGTTACATTTTAACAATCACAAGAAAAAAGATGATATGGGTGATACATTTCTTATGGCTATTAATGCTATAACTGGGATACCTAAATCACAAAAATCAGATAAACGTGGAAAATGTATAAAATAAATATCTTTTATTTTATCTTTTTCAAAACTTTATTTACATAATATATACTATTTTTATATAGTGTCATTTGTTTATATGAATATATATAACACATAACATTTTTATCAAACGTGACACGTTTATTTTTTGTATCTTTCGTATCATCTATTTTGTTATTAATATCAACAATAGAAACTTTTGTAATTATATCATATTGTATCATAATATACAGAATTATTTTATATAATAACTTTTAACATATACGTTTAAAATATAAAATAAATTCAAAATGGATTAATAAGAAAAGTTATGTTAATTAACGAATTTGAAAAATTATCATTAAAAAAATTCAAAATTAAAAGTATTTTACCAGATGCAACTATATTATGCTTGGGTAAGAGGAGATGTTTTAAAAAAGGAACTAAAATTTTAATGTACGATGGTTTAATTAAAGAAATCGAAAATATTAAAATAGGAGACGAAGTTATGGGCGATGATTCCACACCACGTATAGTTAAAGATATTCATAATGGTTATGATATTTTATACGAGATTACTAATCGAAAAGGTGATAAGTATACTGTTAATAGCGACCATATTTTATCATTATTATATAGTGGTAAAAAAGGAGTATATGATATAATATCAAAAAATAGTTTTCGAGCTGTGTGGTTTGATAATAAAACAATTAAACTTAAAAGTAAACTGTTTTCATATAAAAATAAAGATAAAGATATTATATTCAATGAAGCTCAAAATTTTATAAATTCTATAAATGAAAATAGATATGTTGATATACCTGTAAAAGATTTTTTGAAACTTTCTAAAAAATATCAAGAAATGTTATTGGGATATAAAACAGGTGTGGATTTTAAAGAAAAAGATATACCATTAGATCCTTATTTATTAGGATACTGGTTAGGTGACGGTACATCTAGAGAAGCAATTATTACATCAAAAGATTCAGTTGTTCTTAAATATTTTGCAAAAACTTTACCTTTTTACGATTGTTATTTACAATATAGACAAAGCCAACCTTATTCATATGGTATTAATGGTTTAAAAGTCACAGGTTGTAAAAATAATGTAAACTCGTTCTTAAATACATTAAAACAATATGATTTATTAAATAATAAACATATTCCATACGTATACAAATGCAATTCGAGAGAAAAAAGACTTCAATTACTTGCTGGTTTACTTGATTCTGATGGGAATTTAGATAAGAATGAATTTGAATTTACACAATCATTAAAACATGAAAAATTAATAGATGATGTTATTTATCTAGCAAGATCTTTAGGGTTTTCTGCATACAAAAGAAAAAAGAAAACTTCTTGGACACACAAAGGTGAAAAAAAGACAGATTTTGCTTGGAGAATTTTTATAAATGGTTCAGGTATAGAAGAGATACCAACAAAAATTAAAAGAAAACAAGCTCGACCAAGAAAAGAAAGAGTAAATACATTAGTTAGTCAAATCAAAGTTACACAATTAAACTCAGATATTTTTTACGGGTTTGAAGTAGATAAAAATCACAGATTCTTATTAGATAATTTTACAGTTGCTCATAATTCAGGGAAGAGCTGGCTTGTAAGAGATATTTTTTATCATCATAAAGATATACCATCTGGAGTAGTTTTTTCAGGTACAGAAGAGGCATCTCCATTTTTTGGAGATTTTATACCAGATTGTTTTATTCATTCTGAATATGATCCAGAATTGATTGATAGTATAATGATTCGCCAAAAAAAGAAAATACGAGAAGGCAAAACAAAGGGATTATCCGAGTCAGGTAAACATCCTAGTAATAATTTATTTATTGTATTAGATGATATGTTACACGATGCTCAAAGTTGGAAAAAAGATAAAACCATTAAAAGTATTTTTTTTAATGGTAGACATTTTAATTTTCTTTTTATACTAACTATGCAATACGCGCAAGGAATTCCACCAGAATTAAGAAGTAATATTGATTACGTCTTTATTTTCAATGAACCTTCTGTAGCAAATAGAAAAAAAATATACGATTCGTATGCTGGGATGCTACCGTCCTTTGATCATTTCTGCAATATTTTAGATGCTTGTACACAAAACCACGAATGTCTGGTAATAAAAACATCAGGTAATAGCACTGATTTACGAGATCAAGTCTTTTGGTACAAAGCAGAATCTCATAGTAATTTTAGAGTAGGTCATTCTAAATTTTGGAATTTCCATTTGAAAAATTACAATGACAATTACGAAGAAGATGACGACAAAGATAAAGAACAACTTGATAAATTAAAAAAGAAATTTGCAAAAACAAGAAAACTTAAAGTTATTGTATCAAGACAAGGTGATATTGTTGGATATAAAGAAAACGATGAATAAAATTTGTAATTTTTGTCAATTATTGTAAAAAATTACATATAATGTATTTAAAAACAATAGATTCATAATAGGAGAATGGATAATTCTAAAAGAATTTTTATAACAGTCCATTAACAAAGTTATCAAGTGATTTTCAAAACACATTACTCGAAAAGATACAATCTACATTTACAGATGACGAGCAACAAATTTTTGTTGCTAGTTTCTATAGTTACTTGAATTATAATTCAAAAACAGATTTTGTGATTGATTTAGATGACGTATGGAAATGGTGTGGTTTTGCACGAAAAGATCCAGCAAAAAGATTATTGGAAAAATTTTTTATTCTAGACACTGATTACAAAAAGCTGCTCCTCAAGTTGGAGGAGCGCAAAAATGAAGGTGGTTTTAACAAAGAAACTATTATTGTGTATCACTAACAAGAACTAACAAATGGGCTTGTAGTTATGTACTTAATCGAAAAAAAATTCATATTGGTACATTTGATACAGAATTAGAAGCGTGCCAAGCATATAATAATAAAGTAATAGAATTAAACAAAAGTAGTTGTAATTATAAAGTTAATGATATATAAAAAAGTTAATGATATATAATTAATAAATTATTATACCATATTTTGACAATATTTTGTTCATTTTTTTCAAGTTTATTTTTAAAATAATTATATCAAGCCAAGAACTACCATAACGATAATTTTCAATAACTAATTTTGATACTTTTTTTTTATATTTTAATATTTTAGCCAAATCATTATTAGATAATTCAGACAAGTAATTATCTAGTATTTTTATATCGTCAATTTCAATCATAATTCTACCAAGCATTTGTACTATAAAATACAAAGATTTTCATTTTTTTTTAAATATCGCCATTTTTTTTTAAAAACAACCAAGTTTTACCACCTATTTTAATTTTTCTTTTTGTATGAGGATTTATCATCCAAATATCATTTTGCAAAATAACATCTTGGATTTTATCCAACTCTTGTTGATTAATTTCAGTTCTACACATTGGACATATATTATTATTTGTAGTAACGTGATTTTTTAAACATTGTTTGTGAAATGAATGTTTACAAATTTCTAAAGAAAATATATCATCTTCTGTATTGTCAGTATCATAACAAATACAACATTTGTATTCTCTATTCATAAATTCTTGAAATGTTATTTCATTATCGACTTCATTATCATCATTATTTGTATATTCTGTAAAATTAATGTAATTATAATAATTTTGCAATGTCATAATTAAACGGTTATAATCAATAACATATCTATCTATTTCAAAACACCTTGTTTCATAATACCCATAAGGATACATTTCAGAATACAATGACAAATCTTGAAATATACTGTCTATATTTGTAAGCATATAATTATGAATAAATTGAGTGAACAAATCAATCCTTTCATTCTGCAAATATCTTATTAAACAAGAACTCCAAGATTGATACAATACATAATGAGTATAACTTGGATCATCTCTTCCACCTGGCTCGTACATATATGGATTATTATCTAAAAAAGAATGAAAAGTCAATAAAACAGTTTCTATCCCCATACTAGAAGTCCATTTTTCAAACTTACTATCACCCCACGTATTTAATATAGTTGCACAACATTTACCATTTTCGTACATATTTGGATGTATCCTTACTCCATCATAATTTACAAAAGTTACTTCAGGTGGTGAATGTGGATAATTTTCTGGAATTTTTAAATTTAGTCTAATAAATTTATGCCTATAAACGCTATCACTTGGACCTTTTATAATAGCATATACCTTATTAATATCTGTTTCATCATAATGAATCAAATAGTCATTTTGTAACAATTCACGCTGACTTTGTTCAATGTACAATTGTCTTATTTCTTTCAAGAACCTTTTATTAACAGACATTATATGTTTTAATATAATCTTTTTAAATAATTTTTAACATTCATTTTTTTGTTGTAAGTTGACCACGTTTATACATATCAAGTAATTTATCTTTAATTAAATTTTCCTTTTGTTTTTTTTGTTGTATTTCTCCAAAACGCCTTGGATCTGGCATATATATGATATTGTCTTTTAATTGTACACTCCAAGTCAGATTTTGAGCTGTATTAATTAACATTATATAATCCGGGTATACTACTTTCATTAATAGACCACCTATCCTAAATTGCTTTGTTTTAGTATTATAATACCTAATCCAAGTTTTGAAAAGTGGTAATCGTTCCAATATTTTTTTATCCTGAATTGATTTTAATGGAATATAATTTTCTAATTTTTTAAGAATTTCTTCTTTTGTAAAATTATCTTGTTTAGAACCACTCTTTGGTTTTTTATATCCCGTATTCATTATACTATTATAAACAACCCTTTCTTCGTTTGTTGTTTTCTGCATTGATGTAGTCTGGTTTACTGTTGATGTAACATCTTCTGTTTCTGAATAATATTCATCGTAATCATCTGTATATACATCATCGGTTGTAGTATTATTGTAATAATCACTTGTATTGTTTGTTGTAGTAGTAGTATCTTGTTTTTCAATTATATACTTTTTTTTATTATTATATCTCATTTCGATCTGTATTATTAACAGAAATAAAGTTTATATCAATTTTTTATTTATATAATAGTATTATATGTTCTCTTATATTTACAACACATTATATGATTTAACATCAACGTTAATATATAATCCCCCGAGTGTTAATGAAATTATACCAGGTTTATGGTTAGGTAATTTTAAATCAGCTATTAATATATCATTTTTAAAAAATAACAATATTCATTTTATTCTGAATTGTACACAAAATACCCCATTTTTTTATGACGTTTATAATAAAAAAATCACACAAAGTTTACAACATATAGAAACTTATCGTATACCTGTCAATGATAATTTACAAGAACTCGATTTCATTATTATGGAAAAATACTTTAAAACAATTATACCAATACTAATTCATAAATATACAAATGAGAAAAAAAATATTCTAATCCATTGTCAAGCTGGAAAACAAAGAAGCGCCATCGTAGTAGCAGCTTTATTAAAAGTTCTAGTTGATAATAATCTTATTACGATTAATGAAATATCTAAAAATATTCCAACTAAAATACAATTCAAACGTATATATAATTATATATTATCAAAACGCCCGCAAGTATTTACATATGGACTACGTATTAATTTCGAATCAAGTTTTAGACGTTTTTTTAAATTCTAATGAATTTCGGTAAATTAATACTTTTACTTTCCTATAATTTTATAATGTAATATGAATATAGATATCACAAACGACACAACACAAAATGTTATATACAATTACATTATAAGATTTACACAAAATGACATTTCCACATCAGGATTTTCTGGAAATATGTATTCTATTTACAGAAATTTATTTACAAAATATATAAATTTATTATTCTTTTGGCAAAAAAAAATTGATGAAGACAACGTTCATATTTTCGCCATATACAAGTATAAAAATTTATATATAATAGTTGATAAAAATGAAATATTTGATTGGAATGGTATTAAAAATGCAGAATTACTAAACAATAAAATAAATAATATATCCAATAATTTTCACTTTTATAACAATATAGTTGATATTATACTTTCAATAAATAATTCAGGTCTTCAAGAACAAGTTCGTGATTTTTTATTATTAGAAGAAAAATATTGCCAAGTTTCACAATCAGTACAATTATAATCTTTTATACATTCAGGCATATCATTTTCCCAATTAGGTATAATATTTTTCGTTATATATTCTATTCTGTGATTCAATATAGACTCACTTAAACCCATTTTTTCTCGAGAATCATACATACACGTATAACCAGAATGACATTTTGTATTTATATTATAACCAAAAAAGGAACACAAATTACCACAATTACCCATATATAAAGGATCTGCATTATGACCAAAATGAAATATTTTATTATTAGATTTATTATAAACTAATTGTAAATAATGAATATCACCAGGAGTTTCAAAACTCACAGCTGGTTTATCATATAGTAATGAAACAATACTTGCCAACATACCTCCTAAAGAATGACCTGTAAAAATAACATTTGCATTTTCAAAATCAACAATCTTTTTCGCATTATCTATTATTTCTATCAATTCATTAATGTAATTTTGTGTATTATTCAAGTTCATTCGATAACAATTCTTACAACAAGTATTTTCCAAATTATTTAAACCTTGTTCCTCACAAATGTTACAATCTCCAAATAAATTACTTTGTTTATAAAAACAACAAGAGAAAAATAAATTGTCATTATATTTATCATTAACAGAACTCGATAATCCACATACATCTTTATCATCACGCAATACTACATTATTTGTTACCCAATATACACTAGTTCCTTTAAAAGCTATTACAACATTCTTATTAGTATCATCACTAAACAAATAAGACCTTATACCATCTTTATTTACACTAAGATCACTTCTATAATGCAAAGACGTATTTAACCAAGCCTTATTATCCATATCGTAATATACATTATGAGACATTTTTACTAAATCATAAATTACAGTATAATTCATTATTGGTATAATATAATCTAATAACTTCATTATTAATCAACATTAATTTTAATATTGATTAATAAACTTATCTATAATATTTTTCTTATTTTATCCTTTTATGATTATGATTATGATTATGATTTTATGATTATTATTTTATGATTATGATTTTATGATTATTATTTTATGATTATGATTTTATGATTTTTTTAAGACTTGTATTTACAAAGGTGTTTCTAAAGAATATCCAATAGTAGTTTCCATACTAACTTCAGGTGTAAATGTAGGTGTTTCTACTACAATTGTAAAATTTTCTGTTACACTAATATCTCTACTATTAGTTTCAGTTGGTTCTGGACAAGGTGTAGTCTCAATTAGAGTTTCAGTTGGCTCTGGAATAATAATTTCCCTTGGATCAGTTTCAGTTGGTTCTGGACAAGGTGTAGTCTCAATTAGAGTTTCAGTTGGCTCTGGAATAATAATTTCCCTTGGATCAGTTTCAGTTGGCTCTGGACAAGGTGTTTCAATCAGAGTTTCTGTTGGAATTTCAGTTGGCTCTGGAATAATAATTTCTCTTTGATCAGTTTCAGTTGGCTCTGGACAAGGTGTTTCAATCAGAGTTTCTGTTGGAATTTCAGTTGGCTCTGGAATAATAATATCACGATTAACACTAGTTGTACAAGTTTCAATTGTTTCAGTAAAAGTAGTAGACTCAGTGATTGTTTGCAAGTTAGTTACAATGTCAGTTACAGTTATAGTGTCAGTTACAATGTCAGTTACAGTTTCAGTTTCAGTTTCAGTTTCAGTTTCAGTTTCAGTTTCAGTTACAGTTACAGTTGCAGTGTCAATTACAGTTTCAGTTGCAGTGTCAGTAAGAGTTGAATATACCGTTTTATATTTATGTTTAGTTACAGTAATAGTGTCAAAACAAACTTGATGTGTAGTGATTGGAGTTTCAACAGTAGTCAATGGTGTTTCTGTAATTGTAGAAGCAATATCTGTAAGTGTAATATCTCTGTTTCTATTAGTAGTCGAAACTGTTTTATTTTGACATTTATGATATTGACAAGCTAAAGTTGTAGTAAACATTAATCCCAAAGTAATCTTGAACATTTTAGTTATTTCTTGTTTTTAATAAAAAATTAACTTTAAATAAAATTTAGTTTTTTATTAATGCAAATTGTATTTTTTTATATGATTATATAGCGAATCGTTTTTTAAATATGCACGAGTATATTTACTTATAAACATATCAGAATTGACTTTTTCATTAATATTGTTAGAGAATTCAAACTTATTACCTCCTATATAACAAACTCTCCATCCATCTGATGCAGCATTTAGTATAAACAAATATTTTGTAAGAAAATTTAATAACAAATTATAGTAATACATTAATCATATCTGTAAATACAAATTAAAAAAAATAATTTTTTTAACCGTGAACGCACTAAAAACCATTTAAAAAAATGTACATATTATGTTATAATGAGAAAAAAAAAAGAATCTCACGGTGTGCCAACGTATTCCAAAAAATACACAAATACCAATCCTAAAAAATCCAAAACTCAACATTCTATTATGCACAAACATCAAAATCGTTTATTAGAATTTAAAAACCAAGAAGATAGAATTAAACTCTTGGATAATAAAATTAGAACGTTGGAAACATCTATAAAAAAACAAAACGATGATATTTTGAAAAAATCAGGGAATAAAAACCAAGTATTACTTGAGTCCTTAAGATCAAATAAATTACGTTTACAACAATTAAATAATGAAAGGGATAAATTATCAAACACAAGTGAAATAGATTATTTATTAGAATCATCAACATTAATAAGAGATTATGTAGAATTAGAATCAAGAGAAAGTATTTTACTTAATATAAAGGAATTATCTCAAGAACAAAACATAGAATTAAACGAGATACATTGTCAGAAAAGCGTATTAATTGATACATATTTATCAAAATTTGAACATAATTATTATAATCAAAAAGGTGAATTAAATTACGAAAAAATGATCTGTCACAATTGCAATGTAAATTATATAACAGAACAAAGTTTTTTAGTATGTCCATCGTGTGGTAAATGTTTACAAACTGTTGAACAATCTGCTGATTTATCATATAAAGAATTACAAGATTTTGATTATAGACCTCAATTTACTTACGATAAAATGACTCATCTTGAAGATTGGCTTAGACGATTCCAAGCAAAAGAAAATAGAAATATCCCTCAAGAAATTCTAGATAAGGTTATATTGGAAGCTAATAAGGAACGAGTTCAAGATTTGAATACATTAACTGAAGATAAAATCAAAAGGTATTTGAAAAAATTAAATCTAAATGAATATTACGATAATGTTATTGGTATTATTAACAGAATTAATGGACGACCACCATTCACATTAACTTCAGAAATCGAAGAAAAGATTAAAATAATGTTTCAACAAATTCAAGATCCCTATGAAAAATTCAAACCACAAGGTCGTAAAAATTTTTTGTCATATAGCTATACTTTACATAAGTTCTTTCAAATTTTAGGATTACACGAATTTGCAAAGTATTTCCCATTATTAAAAAGTACAGATAAATTACGTCAACAAGACGATATTTTTAAAAAAATAGTAGCTCATATGTCACAAACTGATCCTTCTACAAAATGGGTATTTTATCCAAGTGTTTAAAACCAATAGTAATTGTAAATAAAAACGAGTATCAAATTAGATTTTTGGAGTTGGTTAGAAGAAAATGTTATTTATAAAAGAAAAAATGTTATTTATAAAAGAAAAGATGTTATTTTTTTTATTTTCCTAATATTAAATGAAAAGAAATTTTATTCCTAAATTAAATTTGACAGAGAAACCCATAGAACTTTCAAAAGAAGAAATTTTTCATAATAAAATGAAGAAAGATTATAAAGATATAAGTAAATTATATATTGAACAAAAAAAATTAAAGAATGGAGAAAAAAATGTACTTGGTCGTGGCGCGTTTAAAGAAGCTTTTGTAGTTATAAAAAAAATAAATACAAGGAAATCAGTATCTAATAAATCAGAATTGTTTGTTGCATTTGATTTTAAATACCCATATACAAAAAATGATATAAAGGAAATAAGTAATTTTATAAAATTTCAAACAAAACAACTTAAATGTAGCGAATTAATATTATGTCCAATTGACATAGGAATTGTTAAAAGAAATAATGATGAATATATCAGATTAGTCGTTTCATATTTTAAGGGTATTACTTTAGAGAAATTTTTAAAACAAAATCAATGCAAAAGTATAGATGAGTTAAAAATTGAGATAATGATAAAATTAATAGATGCTTTAAAAGAGTTATCTAATAAATGGAAATATATTCATTATGATATAAAACCTGCTAATATAATGATTAATATAAATAATGATCGAGTAGAACAAGTAGCATTAATAGATTTGTTAGGAGGATGTTTTATGGATGAAAAAAATTGCAAACCAATGTCAACTGCAATGTATTCATTAGAAGAACTGAATAATTTTGAAAATGATTCGGATGAGATTAATGTAAATATTAATCCTGATATTTATTCTATGGCTTTAGTGATTAGAGATATGATTGGATTAAATCAATTCAAGTGTGATAAAAAATTAACACCTTTGGAAAATGATATATATAACATTACAAAGAATATGATATCTGGAAAATTTAATTTAGATCAAGTACACGATAAATTATATATTATTTTAAATATATTTAAACATCATCGTAGATATACCTTGTAAAGATAATTACTATATCATATGTAAAGTTATATCTTTAGTAATTTGTTTACATTTAATTTCAATCGATAAAATCAAATAAATAAAAATACTTATTTTTATAGACATTTTTATTTTTTATAATTTTTTATACTTTTTTTGCTTTTTATAAATTTTTATACTTTTTTTGCTTTTTATAAATTTTTATACTTTTTTTGCTTTTTATAATTTTTTTATACTTTTTTTGCTTTTTATAATTTTTTATACTTTTTTTGCTTTTTATAATTTTTTTAATTTTCAGATTCGTCAATATTGGTCTTTTTTTTCAATTTGTTCAAAACTTTATTAAAAGGATTTTTTTTCTTTTTACTACTTATTGTACTTTGTGTTTCACTTTTCGTATCTTTGTCTTTTATATTATCATCTATTAAATCAATTCTACTTATAAATTCATCTAACTCTAGATCATTTTCTTCTTGTATTGGTTCTAATGTAGATTCTTCCATCTTTTTAATGAAATTTTCCTTATTTGAATCATCTGTCAGCATTTTATCATTTTCTGTTAATTCTACAGGTGGTGTTTGTATAACACTTTCTGTTAATTCTACAAGCGGTGTTTGTATAACATTTTCTGTTAATTCTACAGGTGGTGCTTGTATAACACTTTCTGTTAATTCTACAAGTGGTGTTTGTATAACACTTTCTGTTAATTCTACAAGCGGTGTTTGTATAACATTTTCTGTTAATTCTACAGGTGGTGTTTGTATAACATTTTCTGTTAATTCTACAAGCGGTGTTTGTATAACATTTTCTGCTAATTTTAATAGGGGTGTTTGTATAACATTTTCTACAACATCATTTTCTGCTAATTTTAATAGGGGTATTTGTATAACATTTTCTACAACATTTTCTATAACATTTTCTATAACATCATTTTCTGCTAATTTTAATAGGGGTGTTTGTTCAATATTGTTTTTATCTATATCAGACGATACGGCGGGTATATTTTGGGAAAAAGTAGTATTACCAGATTGACGATCTAACAATAGTATCTCGTCATTTGATTGAAAACTTTTCTCATTTGTTATATTTACTTTATTTTTTTTTGATTTGTTTAATTTTTTATTGCTAGATCGTCCGAGTTCCTAATGATGTCTTCGGCGGTGGTGATGATGATGATTCTTCAATTCAAAATACAAACTTTTATTTTCAGTTGCTCTCAAAACATCACGGAGACGATCACTTTCTTGTGATCTTAATACTTCTTTAAGACTTGATTCAGATGATGTTATTTTATCCTTAAGATCACTATATTCAAAAGCCATTTGTTTTGACAAGTCGGATTTATTTTTAAGAGCTTCTATTTGAATCGTAGCTGCATTATCACTAGCTTGTTTTGCAAGTTGTGCAAATTGATTAGTACTTGATAAAATAGTATCAGCCTTTCCTTGATAAACATCTTTTGTAAGACTTGCAAAATTAGACCAATTGTGATCACTGTTTGATTTCAAATATCCTATAAGTTCATTTGTACTTTTTTGACTTTCTAACTGAACTTGGCCAATATCTGTTTGAAGTTGACGCATAGCTTCAGATTGTCCTTGCTGAATACTTTGAACACCTCTATAAATACTTTGATCTATTCCTGAAGTTGTTCTATAAATATTATCATCAATATGCCCTCCAATACGTTCAGTAGCCAACAAATTATCTGCTGCACCTTTATTAACATAATCATTTGTTATAGAACTAGTTCGATAAATAGTATCTCGAACACCAGAACCTTGATCTTTTATACTATCTTGAATATTGTTAAAATTGCGATTTAAACGATTTTCATTGGCGTATTGAGCACGTTCTTGAGCATCAAGGATATCTTGAGTTTGTTTTTGTTGAGATTTAAGTCCTTCAATATTTTGAAAAGATTGTGTATTGAATAAATCCTTGTCTACACCGTCAATCTTTCCGGATAAAAATTGCGTTTGTTCATATGTTGCTTTTAATTGATTTGGGTCCATTATAACTTTGTTATATTATTTGTAAAGAAAAAAAATTTTCGTAAATTTCGCGTAAAATGAACAAAATATCTTTCCTAATTAAACTATTTAAAAACAATAATCTATCCTTATACTGTATTTTTGCTTTTATGTAGTTTTTGTACATTTTTGAAACCATATATATGCGTACTAATATATATTTTTTTTTATTTGTGTATTATAAGTATTATAGCAATTTTAACAATGGATAACGAAAATTACATTTCACCAAACAAAATTACTAAGCAATATGATATTACATCCGGAACTTTACGTAGATGGGCGGAAGCTGGAAAAATTAGATGTTTGAGACCGAATGGTGGAAAGCGTATTTATAATATTGAAGACATTAAGAAAATCTTCAATAAAGAAAATAAAGATGCAAAGCAAGAAAATATTGAAAAAGAAAATACTAATGAAAATATCAAAGATGCATTAGTAAAAATAAAACAAAATATTGAAAATAATGACAATATTGATTCTATTGAATCGATTGCAAATGAAATTAATAATTTAACTCTATTAATCAATCACATTAAGGAAAATAAGAAATAAATACACTTTTTAATTTTTTATATATAAAAAATTAATTAATTCACATTGGCATAACATTTGTTCTACATACAACACAATTTGTTTTTTTAGATATAGAATATAATCTACTCCAACATATAGAATGTACTGAATTTTTACATTGATATTTACAACAAATTGTAACATCACTATCATAATCGATATCATCTAAACAGATAGGACATATTTCATTCCTACCTACGTATGTATCATACTTTTGTAATTCTATCCAACAATCAGTTACAACTTTTTTATATTCCATAATATTCCAATAACTAGGTTCAATATTTCCAAATTTCCTAGATCCTAACCAATACATATGTTTACAATCTCTATTTCTCATTTTATGATCCATACAATTACACTCACATTTTACAGAACAGTGATCTCTCCATACGTGCAAAATATAAACTAAATTTTTTGATCCTAATATTTTAAAATCAATTCCATATATTTGATCTTGATTATCTAATATCAATGTTTCATCTATTAATAAAATTCTTTCAGTTAAACTTTTTAATTTCCTTTTGTTATTATCAATATCGTTTTGCACTATATCCATTATCTAATAACAATACTAAAATTTTTTTTTAGTTTTTTACTAAGCTATCTATCTGAGTTATAGCAGATGTTATTATATTACTTAAATTATCAACTTCACATATAGCATTTCGTATTTCACCTTCTAATACAAATTGATGTTTTATTAATTCATTTTCAAAATAGATTGAATTAATTTTTTCATCAATATTCCTTAACATAACATTATTTTCTTCATATTCATTATATTTCCTACCTATATTAGTAATTTCATTTATAAACTCATTATTTAATTTTGTATTTATCGTGTCATTTATTGTCATTGTATGAGTTTTAAATAAATTAACAATTGTATTTGTATTTTCTAAATTACATTCATATATTTCACTTAATTTTTTTGATATCTCATTAATTATATAATTATAATCAATTTCTATCTCGTGTTTACTCTTCTGTATAGAAACATTTAACTTTTCCAACTTTTCTTCTATGATTAATAATTTAAATGCCAATTCACTTATTGTAACTTTATCATTTGTATCATCTGTGTCATTTGTATTATTTGTATTCAATTTGAAATTTGTAGATAATTTATCTATTTTATCATGTATTTCAAACAATTCTGTTTTCAATTCATTCTTTGTATTTAATTTATCTATTTTATCACGTATTTCAAACAATTCTGTTTTCAATTCACTCTTTGTATTTAATTTATCTAATTTATCTTGAATTTCAAGTAGTTCGTATTTTAAATTGGCGTTTGTAATTTTATTAAACATATTAGATTTGAATATATCTAAGTTATTTTATTATTTAAATTAACGTAAATAACATTGTTTTGCGTTAAATAGATTATAATATTTTATAAGTAGCTAATAAATGTCAAGACAGATTGATTATTTGTTTGAGGATCCAGTAATTCCTAGTCAAAAATTTGCTTTAATCAGTATTGTTGGTCCAAATATGAAACAAAAGTGCGATGTATGGGGATTAAAAATCAGAGGTATTGCAGAATCCATTGATACAGCAAAAGCTTTGTGTAAAAAATTACTCCGTATCGATAACAATTATGATATTTATACAGTAGAGGTTGGGAAATTCTTTCCATTAAATGTAAATCCATTACAAGTACAAGATGTAGAATATCAAAATGATCAACTTAATAACTTGATTAAGAGTTATTTGGAAAATCGTCAAAATGCTGATGAATTATGGCATAAAAGAAAAGCTGAAATGATTGAAGATGCTATTAAAGAGGGTAAAAATCAAGAAGAATTTGCAAATAAACCAGAACATCCTATTTCTGTATTACATAGAATCAAAAACTACGAAAATTCAATTGAAGAAACTATGAATAGTTTAAAACTATTACAAGAAGATTTAGAAAGAACAAAAAATAAATTTGAAGATTATTCTCAAGAAGATAAAGATTTAGCATTGAATCAAATAACTAACATGACTTTTACAGAATCATCACAAATTTTTTCAGTAGACGAAATTCATAAAGAAATCGAAGACGAACTTAATAATGAATCCGACAAACAAAATGAATTACAGGAAATTTTATATAAAATTAAATCACTAGAACAAGAAAAGAACGAATTGATTACTTTTAAACAATCATTACCTTCCACTACACCTAAAGTATACGAAAGAGTAGAATCATCATTGTTGAAAATAAATAACGAAATTGAAGAACTGAAAACTAAATTAAATAACAAGGATTTAGTTAACGAATATATAAATGAGAATTATCAAAATTCACAATATAATTTTGATTAAAAATTGAATTTTTTTTGATATTATAATATTTTAGAATGAATAATAATAATGTTAAAAATTACAAGACTTTTTTATATTGGGATGATCAAAACAAATTAACTAAAAAATCAAATTCAAAAAAAATTATTAAATTAGGAATACATACAATTTTAGTTTTTATATTAGCAATTATTATGTTTGCGTTTGCACACAAACAAAACAATTTTGAAAATAATAAGACTTGTTTAGATTTATGGGATGATTATTTATATTGCAATGATTATTTATATTGGGGTGATCAAAACAAATCAACTAGAAAATCAAATTCTAAAATAGAAATATATATTTCTATTTTAATTTTTATATTAACAATTATTATTTTCACACTTGTAAATTATTATTTTGACATTTGCAAATTGTAAAAATGATTCAAAAAAACTTTTAAAACAAATAACTACCATCAAACAACTACTCGTATATTTATATTTTCAGATTATGTATGTAGCCTCGTATTACTTACACTTTCTTTATGTACAATCATTTCTTTAATTTTAAATTGATTCAATTCTTCAAATAAACTAAACCATTCATAGTCTGATATTTTATTGCAATATCTTAAAAATATAACTGAATGAATTGATATTCCTCTATCATATTCAGATACAGAATATGTATCATATATTTTATTATCGTCCAAGTTAAAACTAACAACCTTTGCCATAAATATATATATTACTCTATATTTTAAATAATAAATTAAATATATTAATCAAATATATTTATATTTTTCCTTTATATTTTTACTAATTCAGTCTTTTATATTTTTTTACTTGTATCTATTGAATAAGGGTTATTTTGAAGTTGATATTGAATCAACTCTGGCTGTATTCTATTAATTGTATCCACATCTTCATTATCATCTCTATATCTTACACTTTTACCAATCAAATCCTTATTAGGTATCATTTTATAATCATTTTGAATCTTTTGTCTTCTATCTTCTTGTTCTTTGAATAACATATTATCTGTTATTTTCACTTTTCCATAAGAAATCTTACCAGATGATATTTGGAAATTCTGTGGACCACTTGGTCTCTCTCCCATTAATAAATCTTGTTTATCGTCTCTAATTACAGCATTATCAAAACGTTTTCGTGATTCAGATTCACTTACAAATTTAGGATTAGTTATATAATCTTTACCACGTTCTGTAACAATTTCTTTACCAGTTGTTTTAGCTTCATATTTATTTACTACATACCCCATTCCATTATTCTTATGAAGTTGTCCCTGATATTTATTATCAACAAGTGTTTCTTTATGTGTTTGTTTAACATCTATATTAGATATACCCATATTATATGGATCATTTGATCCCATATTAAATGCACTATTACCAACACCACCTATATTATCTGTCTTTATAGTTGTTTGTTTTAATGTGGGTTTCATTTCATCTTGTAATTTCATTTTTATACCATATTTTTCAAGATTTGCATTTAATAAATGTGACTTTACGCCAGTTGTAGCTCTTTCCGATTCTGGAATATTTAACCCAGATTTACCATAATCATGTTCAGAATGACTTTGTATTATTGTACCTGACATATTTCTATGATAATCATTTTCAAAATTATTACGTTTAGGTTCTTGAAAAAATCCAGAAATTTCTTTACTGTTATCAACTGTTGATAAACGTGGTTTATTTTCTATAATTGCAGAATTAAAATGAGGTCCATAATATTCCATATTATAACTTTGCCTAGAAGAAGCCTTCATATTTAAAGAATAATCTTCTCTAACTTTAGGTGCAAGGTATTCACCAGGACCTGCAAAACGATGATCATTTTCAAAAAATGTATCTGGTCTATTTTTTACAACTTCTGCTTGAATTCCTCTAGTCTCACCCTTTTTACCTGATAATAAACGTCCATCATACGTTTCTTTAGGTTTATTTCCAGGACGCAATTGATTAACATCTTTGTATACAGGTCTTATATTATTATTGATTGTACCTGATATAGGAGCAGATATTCTTTCTGGTTCAATTGGTCTTTGATTTTGTTTATACAAAGATGGAATATACCTATCTGTATCTACTTGAGATGAAAACACAGGATTTCCATAAATATTTTCTGGTTTTTTATCATATAAACTTTCTATTTCCTGTTTATGTTTAAATGTAGACACATTACCTGTACGGTTATCTAATAAAGATTCATTTGAAAAATGCTCCATATTTTGTTTAGCACTGCTTCCAAAAAAAGGAACCATATTAGCGTGCACCTTTTCAAATGGTTTTCCCGTCAATAAATTAATTTCAGTATCTTTGTATGATAAAGACAAATCTATAGTTTCTTTTTCATTTATAAAAGTTTCTTTGAACATAGGTCTTTTACTTATATCTATATTATCATTTCTAAAAACATTTTCTAAACGATTCAAATCATTCAATTTACCTAATTCCTTAGAAGATAAATTCTCTGGTAAATCTTTATAATGGTCATTTCCAACAACACTATATGTATTAAACAATGGCGGAATATAACCAGATTTTGATGGATTCTCTGAAAGTTTATAATTTTGTAAAGATTTTTGTAAAATTTCATCATTTGCTTCTTTTACAACATTTGATGTATATACATTTGGACCATTTGGTTTATCGAATTTACTAACATCATCCCTCACTTTTTCTGCATCACGAGGATTCTTTCCTTGTTTACTAAATAGATATCCAACCAACGTTGTTAAACCAATTAATGGAATTGTTAAACTTGCCATATTATGTATTACAATTTGCAAAGAAATAAAGTTTTAAAATAAACTTTATTAAAAGTACAAGTAAATTTTAAATATTTATTAAATTTATAAATTAATGATTTTATAAATTATTGCCAATCCAATAATTTCTTAATAACCATTTTATCCAGACTAAAAATTCTTTCTTGAACATCATCGAACCCAATAGCATTATTTGTGATTTTATATTTTGCATGTAATTGCCGCAAAGTTCTATAATAAGGATCTGTATCATCAACTTTAATTAAATGTTTAATATGTGAATCAACATACATTTTATATACCGTTTTAATCAATTTTAAAAGTGATGCCTTAATAAAAGTAAACATAAAAGTATGTTCTGGATAAAAATTCTCTAATAATTGCAATGATTCTGGTTTAGATAATAATTCCAGATATCTCATTCTTATCTGGGGTACATTACCTCTAATATTCTTTATCATTTTATAACTCTCGAAATCATATTTATACAAATCCCAACTATTCATATTTTTATCATATACTTTTATGACAATACCTCTTTTATACTTGCAATCATAATTATTTACATCATAGGCCAACTTTTTAAATTCATATCTATCCATCATTTTAGGACGTTTTATACCATATACATTTCTAAATTGATTTGTAAAATCTTCTACAAATGAAGAATTGTTGATCCTAGATACATATACTAACATATTAACGTTATGTTTTACAACAATTCTATTTTCACGATGCAGTAATATGAATATATATGTATAACTCTTATCCAATGTACTTAACAAATTGCTATCAAATGTTTCCCAAAATAAACTATCAAAACTTTTGTTACTAGACCAAAAACTATTCTTTGCACTAATACATCTTGTAGTAGATGTATTCCACATTTCATTATAATAATACAATTTAACCAAAGTCCCATCTTCACAATATTCGATTCTAATATTATCATTTTGATCCACCAATTTTGTAACTTCTGAAAAATCAACCAATTCAGTCATACGGTTTTGTGACATACAAATAATTTTGTTTGTTCCCTTTTCAAATATAATTCCATTTGATTGTTTTTTAATCAAATCTTCATTGAATTTACTAAAAACTGTATCTGTATCTATATCTATATTAATACTGTTATCTAATATTTCTGAATTTTTTTCTTTATTTTGTGTATTTTTTTGTAGTTTTTGATCATTTGAATTTGCAAGTAAAAAAATTTGATTTTCTTCATTTTTCTCCTTTACACAAATACCAATCGATTCACAATACTCTTTCATTGCAGAATATTCTGCATTATTTACTAATTTACAAACATCTGATACATTAATAGACATCTTTGATTTAAATGATAAAACTGTTATAATATAATTATTATCCAATATAAATTCAATTTTTTTTAAATTTATATTTTATGAAAATTTATATTTATGAAAATTTATTTATGAAAATTTTATAAACTTATCAATTGTATTACCCAAAGTAATTGTTGTTTTCTCTATTTGTGACAATCTTATTCTCGCATCTTCAATACGTTTATCATCTAAATTTGTAATACGTTGTTGATTTTCAGCAAATACATTCTGATTTACTTTTTTTACATTTTGAATATCAACTTCTTCTATATAATCTTTACATACATACATTGGATATTGTATCATTTTATAAACTTTGTTTTCTTTTAAACTATTTCTAAATTCCTCAATAGTTAAATCTCCACCAAACATTTTTAATGTACATCTAGGTGGTGCAGGTTCTAATTGTATATCTAATAAAAATGTCCCTGTTAATTTTGTATATAAAAACTTTATCAAATAATTTTTTATAGAATTACGATCTGTTTCCTTATTATACGCCATCATACAAGAAAAACTACAAAACACACCTTTTACTAAAAATTTTTTCATTATTTGATCATATTTTTCAGGTATACCAATTGGTACAGTATCAAATGTATGACAACACCACCAACAACATACATTAGTTTTATGTAACCAAGATTCATTCTTGACAAATTGATGTAATAATTCAAAAAAACCCTTTTTTCTATTTTCTTCTTGTAAAATATCTTCTTTTTCTACAATATCTTCTGTATTAAAAATTTTATCAATAACATTATTATCTTTATGATATGTTTCCAGTTTACTAAATAATACATTATCTTGATGTTCACGATTTTCAATACGTTTTTCATACAAATCTGTCAAATCATCTTGATTATTCATAATATCACTTAGAATAGATTCTTCTTGATCAACCAAATCATCATATTCCTTTTGAAGTTCTGATATATTATATTCATTTTCAATCTGAAGTTTTTCAAATACTTGACTAATAATATCACTTTTATCAACATTTTTATCACAATCTTCTAAACAGTTTTCATTATCATTATCATTATCATCTTCATCTTTTACATTTAAATGTAAAATATAATTGTTATTATCTTGTAAAACTGTTGTCAATGGTATTTTTTTTCTTATAGAAGAACTAAAATATTTTACAGCAGCCTTTCTACCACGTTTCTTCTTTTGTTTAACCTCTTCTACAACTACTTCTTTCTTTTTTCTACCACGTTTCTTCTTTTCTTCTGGTTTTACTTCTATTTGAAGTATCTCCTTTCTAGGCCTACCTTTTTTTCTCTTAATAGGCTCATCTTTTATGTTTACATCTTGGATATTTACATCTTGGATATTTACATCTTTTACGTTTGGATCTTTTACGTTTGTATCTTTTACATTTGTATCTTTTACGTTTGTATCTTTTACGTTTGTATCTTGGATGTTTATATTATCACTTTCCATTTAATATACAAATTCAATATAATATATACAATCTTCTATACTTTTTCAATTTTTGTTAATTAAATAAAATTAATTTCTCAATAAATTACATTAATGAGTAATAGTGATCTCAATGAAGAATGCCCTAGTATTCTAAATGTTCTAGGATTTCTTAAATTTCCACAATTAAATACAAACATATTAGAAAACGAAAATACACCAATGTTAACACCACCACAAACACCATCGGAAACAGAATTATCAGAATTAATTGTCAAAACAAATTCTTCACAAAAAGGAAACGGTTACGAATCTATATATAGTAAACATTCGACAAAAAGTTCAAAAAGTCAATCTAAAAAAAGTTCAAAAAGTCAATCTAAAAAAAGTTCAAAAAGTCAATCTAAAAAAAGTTCTGTTAAACGAGGTTCTGTTAAACGAGGTTCTGCTAAACGAGGTCCTACTAAACGAGGTTCTGCTAAACGAGGTTCTGTTAAACGAGGTTCTGCTAAACGAGGTTCTGCTAAACGAGGTCCTACTAAACGAGGTTCTGCTAAACGAACTTCATCTAGAAAACGTTCTACTAAAAAAAGATCTGTTAAAAAACCTAAAAAGAGATCCGTTAAAAAAAAAACTTCTAATAAAAAGGTCGCTGTAAATAAAAAACGTTCCGCAAAAAGAAATTCTGGTAAAAGAACAAAGTAATTATACAGTTACACTCTTCAATTCTATATTAAAACCATACTTGCAATCCTTACCCCAAACATTTCTTATTTCTACAAGTATATTGTTATAAACACACCCTAATTTTGGTAAATAAAAACGTTTACCATCATCTACTTTTATAAAATATTTTCCATTATAATTTGGTAAATAACATCTAATATAAAAAGTTTCATCTTCTTCAGAAAACAAATCATATAATTTCTTATCATTCAATTCAATGTGTTGTTTTCTTATCTCGTTTTGTAAACAAGTATTTATATGTTTTATTAAATAATACAAAGTTATGTTTTTATACTTGTCGAATGCAAATGTTATAGATTTAGAATCTACATACTTGACCTTTGCTTCATATAACGTAACACCTATATTAGGTGTAAAAAAATAGTTTGAATTCAAATTATTTTTTTGAGATTTTTTAAGTATTTTTAAAACCCCTTCATTTATCAAATCATTAATCCTTTCACTTGTTAATGTTATTGTCATATAAATATACAATTTATATAATAAAAAATAATAAAAAAAAACTCATTGTGAAATCTTGTTTAAATCCTCCCTAGTATCCTTTCTACAAACTGGACACGTTACCCTTTCATTACATAACCAATTTCGTATACAGTCACTATGAAAAACGTGATTACACCCTAATTTAACTATATCGTCATTTATTTTATATTCATCCATACATATATTACATTCTTTTGTCAAATACTCACTATTATCATCAATTTTTTGTTTAAACAATTTATCAAAATCCTGTTTTGTCAATGTCACTTTTACATCTTCAAATTCAACATCTGTTGTGAAATCTATACCTTCAAGTAAAACTCCAAAAATATTTGTCATTAAATTTGAACTAAATATATCTCTTTGTAAATTTATATTATTATATAAATGTCTATAAATAACACTTTGTAAACTTTGTATATTATCTCTTACATTACTATTACTATCACTATTATCTCTTACATTACTATTATCTCTTATATTACTATTTCTATTACTATTACTATTTCTATTACTATTTCTACTATATCTATTATCATCATTCATCTCCAAATATCTTCTGATATTATAAATACGATTTACAATTTGTTGATTAATATTAATTACATCACTGTAATCATTTAACCTAGATGTAGTCAATGGTTGATCATTAATCGTATCAATCCATTCATCGTATATATCATTAAAATCATCATTAAAATCATAATTATCCATATATTAACTTAACTTTATATTTTTAAATTAATATAATTTTTTAATAAAAAATTTAACCCGTTATTAATTATATAATCTTCTAGAGATAATATTTAACATTGCAGAGTTATCATAGTCGTAATTTGGATTTTCATAAACGTATTGTTTTACTATTTCTTCATCTTGCAATTCCTTTTCTAATAAATCCTCGTATATTTTCTTTTCAAGAATATTATTTTGTTCCTGAAAATTACCACTAAATTTTGTTTTTGGTAACATTTTATAATTTTTTATATATTCTTCTGGATTTATCTTTTTAATATCTTGTTTAACTTTAATATTCACTATCTTATTCGGATTCTTTGCAAGTTTATAAGAAAGTTTATAATCTCCATAATTTGAACCCCAATACCCCCTATTGTCTAATACATCCCCAGATATCATAATACCATTAAAGGTACTTACTAAAGCACAATTATTAACATCATTTGAATTAGACCCATAAAATCCATCAGATGTTTTATGAATTAATGTTTTTTCTATAATTTTTTCTCTCTCTGTTTCTTGTACTTGTTTATTATATTCAAACACATTATTAAACTCATCTATTTTAAATTTCTTACCACTAAATAAATTATAAATATCAATATCTTTTACATTTTTATAATCATCAATATTTTTTATCCTTTCGTATTCATCAGTTTCTATATTTTTATTAAAATTGTCATTGAAATTTTCAAGGTCATCTTTTGACATTTTTTTATTTGCCACTTGATCGTGATGCTTTTTTGTTTTTGAAATACCTTCTCTTTTAGATTTTATATACCGATACGATTCAGTTAAAATTTTAAAATATTTTTCATACTTTTCTTTCTTTTTTAAATCTGTATACTTGTCAGGATGATATTTTTTTACTTTTTGCCTATAAGATTTTGTAATTATACTATTATCATCTTGTCTTGTAACTTCTAAAATAAAATAAGGATCATATTCCTTACCATCTATTACAATTATATCCATATATTATGATATCCTTTTTTTTTATTTATTTTAAACGACATAATGATTAATATAAACAAAGATTGAACGAACGATACAATATACATTATATTTACAATGAAAGCAATTTACAATAATTTTTACTATACCAAGCATTTATACCTGTATATTCAAAAATTATGTGAAACAAAAACCCAGATATAAACAATACAATCACATCCGATTTTATAGGAATATATGTTTCTAATTGTTTTACAATATTTATTTGATTTATAAAATAAACTAAAAATACTAAACAAATACCTACAACAAAGGCTTCTAAAAATACTAATCCAAATGTTTTTGACATTTTATTATAATAAAATATTTTTATTATACATATATAAATTAAATTAATATACTTTATTCATTACATACTTTTGTAAATTTTCTTTAAAGTTTTCTGAAAAAATAACTGTTTCTATACCAACTGATTTCCTAGATACCATAATGTCACCATCTACATTATCAGAATTGTCTACATTTTTCTTATCAAATTTACCTTTTACAATTTTATAAAATAAAAACTTTTTGATTGTATTTCCAATTAACAAGTTATTATTATCCCTTACTTTATCACTAATTAATTCTATCATTTTTGTAACTGATACATTTTCAACACATCTTGTACCATCTAAAAATTCATCTTTATACATACATTTATACAATAATGTAATAGTATTACGTTTACAATCCATTTGTCTCCAAACAAGATAATTTAATATTTCATAATCGATATCAAATTCTACAAATTGACTGAAAAAATAAACATCTATATCAATATTCCGTTTCAATAATTGTTTTGTAAATTCCATAGTAACATAACTAGACATTGATGTAATCATCTTATTTATATTACCATCATATATATAATTACCATCATCATTATAATAAAAAACTACATTAATTTCATTTTGAAACGTATAAATTAAATGAGGATCGTATTTTGTATATATTTTCTTAGATACTTTAAACAAAATATCTTGAAATTCATTCAATTCTTTAATTTTACTGTCATAATCAGTTAAACGATTAATATAAGACATTAAAGTTTTTGATTTTAAAGTGATAACAAATGGTTTAAACCCATGACATTTTAATGAATTTTTTGAATTAACTATATCTCTCATTCTTATATCCAAATCATCGTTTTTTTGTCCAGATAAAACATTTTTCAATGTGTTTATAATATTGTAAAGCATTATAATATATAATATAATGAATATTTTTATTTTTCATTTTTTTAATAAAATTTATATGTTATATATATAACAAATGTATACAAAAAACAAAATTGCTTATAAAAAACGTCATTCAACAACTAAACGTCCAAGTAAACGTCGTTCAACAACTAAACGTCCAAGTAAACGTCGTTCAACAAACAAACGTCCAAGTAAACGTCGTTCAACAACTAAACGTCCAAGTAAACGTCCAAGTAAACGTCTTTCTATTAAAAAATTATCAGAAAAAAAGAAATTATGCGTGAGGAATAAAGTTGGTATTGTAATGAAAGAATTTAAACAAAAAAAATTAAAAACATCAGCTGGTAAAATTGTAAGAAATCCAAAACAAGGTATAGCAATAGCTTTATCAGTGGCTAGAAAAACTTGCAAAGTGTAAAGCATATTTTATCTTAACATCTATTGTATTATTTTCTATAATTTTAATTAAATCAAGAAAATAATTAATATTGTGTACTATTAATGAAAAGGTATTGTACATATATTTTTAAAAAAGGTGAAAAAAAAGGTGAAAAATGTAAAGACGAATGTCATTTACAGACCAATTTTTGCAAAAAACATACAAATAAAAGAAAAGAATACCCTAATAAAATCGCTAATCAAAACGAATTACCTACTATTATTCATATTAATAAATTAGTTAATAAAAAAATCCAAGAAGAAAGTATTCGTGATCGTATTTTAGATTTACCTACAGATGATTTAAACAAGTCTATAATATTTAAACACTATAATAATATGAAAAGAAGTGATTCAAATAGCACAGAATATTATAAAAATCAAATTTTTGTAGATTCAAGTTTAGCATACCCGTGGTCAAAATTTTTCAACATTAATGACACTATTAAAAATGATTCTATAAAATCATTTATAGAAAAAATCAAAGTAAACTTGGATAAAGAAATATATGGTATGAACAGTGTTAAAAATGAAATTATAAATATGGTATGTAAATTGATAACAAATCCTAGCAGCGAAAGAAATAACATTGCATTATGCGGAGCTGCTGGCGTTGGTAAAAGTAAGTTTATCAAAGTTTTATCAGATACATTAGGTCTTCCTATGAAAACTATTTCTTTAGGTGGTGTTAAGGATTCCTCTTTCTTTCTTGGTCACGGTTATGTATATGTAGAAAGTGGACCAGGAAAAATATTACAAAATGTAATTGATTCAAAAATATCAAATCCAATTTTATATTTTGATGAATTAGATAAAGTAAGTGAAACAGATAATGGAAAGGACATATTCTCTTTTCTATGTTATCTCACTGATCCAACACAAAATAAAAAATTTACGGATCATTATTTTTATGGTATGCAATTTGATTTATCAAAAATTTTTTACGTATTCACTTTTAATGATATTGATAAAATTGATAAAATTCTAATAGATCGTTTAAATATAATACAAGTATCAACACCAAAAGATGATGATATAATAGTAATTCTACAGAAACATTGTATACCAGAAATTATTAAAAATATAGGAATACAAAAACCTATAATTTTTCCTAAAGAAATTATTAAAAATATAATAAATTATATTTCAGTAGATAAATCTGCAAGTAGCGGTATAAGAGAATATTATAGAATAATAGAAAAAATATTACTAGAACTAAATAAAAACATCCTATTAAATATAGATATGTTTTTAGCCGATCAAGAAATCGTAATTGATGATATTATGTATGAAAATCTAATTTTACAAATATCTGATCAGTTTAATAAAAAAGATACCAATACATATTCCCATATGTATATATAAATACCCAAATGATACCAAAATACCCAAAAGATACCAAGATATATGATCAATACCTCTAAATTCTTATATAATAAATAGTATATAAGAAAAATTTACTGTTTTATATCTATTTGATTTCATTATATCCATTTGATTTCATTATATCCATTTGATTTTAAATATTCATTACATAGTATAAAATGATTATTTCCTACAAATGATTTACGTGACAATGGTGATGGATGTGAATGTTCTAAAATTAAATTTTTATCAACATTTATTAAATTTTTATATGACTGCGCGTGTGAACCCCATAATATAAAGACTACATTTTCCGAATATTGTCCTATATGTTCTAAAAGATCATGTGTAAAAGATTTCCATATTTTAGAATGAGATCCACTTGTATTTTCAAGTACAGTTAATGCTGTATTTAACAACAAAACACCTTGGTTGGCCCAATCACTAAGATCTGTTTCAATTCTATTTTCACGATAACATCTGTGTAATTCTTTAAATATATTTTTTAAAGATGGTGGGATTTTACATTCATTATTAACACTAAAACATAAACCATTTCCTTCTCCTTTATTTATATAAGGATCTTGCCCTAAAATAACAACTCGTAGATTTCTCATAGGGAAAAAATTGAATGCTCTAAAAACATCTTTTTTATTTGGAAGAACTTCTACACAAAAAATTTTATTATTTATTTTTTGTTGAATATTATCACCGTGTTTATTCCATAAATCTTGCAATAATTCTTTCCAACCATCACATGTATATTTTATAAAATCTTTTATTTGTAGTTTATCTAATGACATTTTATAAAATAAAAAAGTAATATTTATTTCATTTTTTATTAAATTAATCCATAATCATCAATTGATTATAAACGTTTTCATTAACATTATCTAGTTCACCAACTATTTTTTCTGAAAATTTAAGTTGTACAATTTTCCAAATACTTCCAACTTTCCCATCATAATACCAAATTTTAGAACATTCAATAATCGCTTTAAAGATTTTACCTTTACATAAAATGTTTTCGATATTATTTTCATCAATAGGAATTTTTTGTTTATTTTCATCAAAAATAAAACTTTCAAAATTACCATTACGATCTCTTGTAAATTGTAATTTCATTAGTTTTGGATAAGTACCATTTTCTCTTAAAAACGATGAATAAACAAAATCTTCCTTTGCAGTTTCTTTCTTTGAATCAAACATTTTTATGTTTTCTCTAACTAAACGTTTAATATGTTCATCAAGATTTTCCACACAACTTTTAAAATTCTGTGAAACTTCACTCTTTGAATTATTAATAAAACAATCTACATAATATTCAGAATATGTAGCCCATTCTTTAATATTCGATTTAACACCAAAAGGTATAGACATAGTTGACGTACACAATTGTAAAGGTTCTTTATCATAAAACAACTTTACAGCTCTACCTGATTTTCCAAGTTTTAACAAATTTTGATCCAAGTTTTTCAAATCAACCAAACCCATTTAATTTAAAGTAAATACATATATAATTCAATTTTTAATAACGTTGTCTACGAACTCTATCAACGTTAATAAAAATTGAAACAAAAGTAATATATAATAAAAAAAAATGATTGAAGAACAAAAACAAACTTTAGAACAATATGAAACTACTACAAGAGAATTAACAAAAAAAGAATTAGAAAAATTACATAAAGAATACAAGAATACACTAAATAAAAAGGACTCGTCTGATTCCGATTCAAGTGAATATACAAACAATGAAGATTCTGATGAGGAAATACATAAACCAAAATATTTATTGAAAAATATTTCTGATTCGAATTCAAAACAAACAACTATGTTATATATGTTTAAAAAGTATGAAATGTTACAATACGAATCTAACATGTATAAGAATAAATTATATAAGATGCGTATAAAGATACATAAAGAAGAACAAAAAAATCACTATAAAAATTTAGATTATTCGAATCTAAAATTAGAAATTGAAAAACTACAAGACGAATTAAAAATAATAAAACCTTTATATGTAAAATACTATATTTCGATTTTAATCAACTTATTTTTAAGTGGTTTCTTGATTTATTTATCCAAAGGTATTTTCTAAACTTACAACTACAAATAACATATTTGTTTCAATATCTTTGGAAGTTGCATAAAGAGAAGATAGAAATAAAGATGAAGGGGGAATAGTATTGTTAACAAAAATAAAAACAGATTCTGATGGCTTTAAACTTTGCATTTTTTTACGTAATATCATTATAAATTGCCCAACTGTAATATCACCACTAACTAAAAATTTTCGTTTAATTAATTTTATTTTATCTTTTGTTCTAACGACAATAGGAATGTAATTAGAATATTTCTCCCTTATAAGTTCAACTTCTTTTTTAATAATAACTTTTTCTTCATCAGTAAAATTTTCTTTAGTATAATCTATCTTACTTGGTTTTTTTATATTATCTTGTTGTAAAGTGATCATATTCAGATCATTTGTATTATCTATATTTGACATTCCTTATTATAACCAGATGAAAAAAAATACAAGAATTATACAAAATTTTAAATAAAAAATTTTTATGTTTGTAATATATAATGAAAGGTACAAGTCTAAATACTAATCATTTTCAAATAACAAACAACGGACTATATATAAATAGAGATACCACAAGAGGAAATCCTGGATTATTACTTATTTATGCAAATTGGTGTGGACATTGTCAACGTTTTAAACCAATATTCGAAGAATTATGTTCAACTTTAGGAAACAACTTTCCCTGCAAGTCAATTGAACATGATGATTTAAACAATGAACTTAAAGAAGCACTTGATTTTAAAGGATACCCAACAATAAAATTCTTTGATCAATCTGGTAAAATCGTAAGTGAATATCAAGGAGATAGATCAAAAAAAGATCTATTAAAAGAGATTTGTAAATTATATCATCATTGTATTAAATATCATTAATAAATAAACGAATAAAAACATAAAACACACTCGTTCTATATCGTTTCATTTACGTTTATAAAAAACATTTTATTTATTTAATAAAATTAATAAAATGTTCATAATATCACAGTGTGCCTTGCATAAATCACACGTTTGCAATTTTCACAATATATCAACTTATTCTATAGCATCTGGACTAATTATTTATGGTGGTATTTATCTTTATCTTTTATTTTACAAAAACGAATATCTTGCATTGTTTAACAAATTTATTATTTATATTATAGGTATAGATCTATTATTATCTACATTTTATTATATCAACTCACAAAATAATCTTAAAAACAATTATGTATTATTAGAGAGTACAAACACAAACATAGATGAAATGTTATCAGAATCAACAAGTGAAGATAAAGAATCAGATTTCGAAATTGATTTAGATGATGTAGATACAGAAGATCAATTTCAAACAATTGATACAGAACAATTACAAGAAAATTTAGAAACACATTTGGATCAAACACCAAATACAAATCAAGATAATATTTATTTAAATGAAAACTCAAATGAAAATGCAAATGAAAACTCAAATGAAAATGCAAATGAAAACGCAAATGAAAACGCAAATGAAAATGAAGTAAAAGAACAACAAGATCAAATGAAAAAATTAGATATAGATACAACGAGTGAACCAACATTAAAGAAGAAAAGAGGTAGGAAACCTAATAGTTTAAAATCACAGGTTAATTTTTAAAAAAGTAGTTAAAAATATCATATAATAAAACAGTATCCATCTTATTATAAGCAATGATATCTTTTGTTACTTCTAAATCTGATAATGTTTGTTTTTTTGTTCGATCCAATTTGTTATTAGATTGTATAATATAACACATTGCATCAAAGCCGTTTTTACAATCAGTTTCATATTCCTTATTAAATAAGTATTTGCACACATATTTAAGAGAATAACTTGGTAATCCAGTTAATGTTTGTTTTACAATTTTTAATAGATCAATGTACTTGATAGAATCTATTACATTTTTGTAGTTTTCTTGAATATCAGGATATCTAGATAATGTTTTATCTAAAATATATTTATCAGCATTACTCCAATGGAAAAGATATATAGATTTTTGATTTTTTTGTTTTGAAATTATAAAATTTAAAAACTGTTGTAGTATTTCCTTTTCATCGTTTTGACAAAGCTTTTTCACAGTATAATTTTTGTAATTTGTTTTACAAGTAACACCTATCATAAATAATATCGATGAATCTTTTGATATTGGAAAACTTTTAAAATCATCATATATATCATTTGTATATTCTGTATCAAAAAATATACTATAATCTAATATAGAACGTATTTTAAAATTATCATCGTTAATAAAATTCTCTAAATTATTCAAAAATTTTCTTCTCATAACAGATTTCGTTATATTTTTACCATTTGACAATGTAGCATCTGACAATGTAGAATTTGTATCATCTGACAATGTAGAATTTGTATCATCTGACAATGTAGAATTTGTATCATCTGGATATTTATCATCTGACAATGTATCATTTTTAAAATTAAACTTTCTAACATTGTATGTACAAAACATAGACATACAATTCATATTTTTGTCATTTGAATCTTTTACATCAATATATTTCCTTCCAATTATAATGATATCATCATTTACTTCATATTTGTGAATGTATTTTGAAACAATTCGTTTTATATTTCGTTTACAAGTGGAATCTAATCTTGCAGTATATTTTTCATCCTTTTTTATATAATTGATATTTTTATATAAAATAAAAACCAAACTATAACAATCTTTTTTTAAAATTGTTTGTTTAAATTTATCATTTAAAATAGAATTGTGAACTAGTAAATAGTTACCTTTTGAATAAATTAAATTTTTACAATTAGTATTTGAAAATAATTTTTGTATATTCACATTTTTCAAATCAAAAGATCTCATAAAATCAGATTTTACTAATCTTTTAAATATCCTTGATCTTTGAGCTATAAGATCCATAGTGAATCTTTAAATATTTTTTTATATTTCATTTTTTTATATATAAATAAAATATTTTATTAATTTATAAATGGAGTGGATAAAGGAATTAACTGATCCTAATTATGTTAGACAAGTCAATTTTCCATTAAGTGAAAAGGACAAAAAATATATCCAAACCTTATCACCTCAAAAAAAATATATTCTTAAAGAAAGAGAGTTGCAAAAAACTCAAAGATCTTTACAAGAAGCAAAACAACACGAACCCAGACAAATTAAAGTTATTAAAAGTCCAGAAGAAATTGAACGTTTAAAAGAAAAAGTAAGAGATACAAAAGCATATGAACAAATGACTAAATTAATTCAAGCTAAAAAGACTCCTGTATTACCAGAAATACAGGAATCTGACCTTTCAGAATTATTTAATCTTATAAATTCTTATCAAAGTGGTTCTGGAAAGTATAAAAAACGTCGTTCAACCAAGCGTCCTTCAACCAAACGTCCTTCAACCAAACGTCGTTCAACCAAACGTCGTTCAACCAAGCGTCGTTCAACCAAACGTCCTTCAACAAAACGTCGTTCAACCAAGCGTCGTTCAACCAAGCGTCGTTCAACCAAGCGTCGTTCAACAAAACGTCGTTCAACCAAGCGTCGTTAAAAAATTTCATCAAGTATATAACCAAGATGATTATATATTAAATGTTTTATCAGATTTTTCACTTAAATCAAGAATATCTTGCAAATCGTATTTTTGAATCAAATTTGAAAAATTCTGTTTGTTATTATTAATCGTTTGATTCTGATGATTTTTAAGTAATTGTGATTTAATAACGACTTTCGTTCAAAATTCTATTTGAAAATAATTATATTAACCAAATTCTATTTGAAAATAATTATATTAACCAAATTCT